GGCCTTTTCGATTTCCTTCTGAGCTTCAGCGCGAGACTGGGCTACTTGATTCTCTACGCGGGCCGACGCCTGGCTAGCTTCAATCTTGTCGTTGATAGACTTCTTAACTTGTGGCGGGTACTCAAGGTCTGACGTCCAGCTCAGCTTAACGATGCGGATCCCAACTGGGTCGAGTTTGGAGCGTAAGTCCTGCGTAACTTGGTCGAGTAGTTTGGTTTTCCCACCTGACGATAGAGAATTGATATCAAGCTCAGTCGAGTGCTTGATGAGCGCGTCAGAGATGTTCTGGCGAAGGTTGACTTCGGTGATCTCATCAACGCCTTTGCGATACGTCTGAAACATGGTCGCCACTTTCGTAGGCTCGACGTAATACTCAACGCCAACATTCGCCGAGACGTTCATGCTGTCGCTGGTTTGGAAGCCAAAAGGCTTATCAAACGTATGCAGCTGGTTGAAGGTTGGAAACGTGTAAAGCTCTTCGTTCATGCCTAACCAATAGCGGCCAACGCCTACAACCTGCTGTTGCACGCCTTTTTCAGTGCCGTACAGGTCGACTTTGACGCCAACATATCCCGCTTGAACAGTTTCACGATCGCACGCTGTTAGAGACAGTGCTGCGGTGGCCATTAGTACAGCTAGTAGAGTCTTTTTCATTATTTTGAAACCTTATTTAAACTTCTGAAGAGGATGCGACTTAAGATGAAACCGATAACCGGCATGAGGAGTAGAAAACCGAAACCCACCATTACGCCTAAATCGCTCTTGGACGAAATAAGCGCTGGGGCAATGAATGTCGAAATGGAAAGGCAGACAACAACCAGTGGGACAACTTTCAAATAGATCTTAATCATGTGTTTACTCTTATGTTGTGGTTCTTATACATAATAGATAAACAGATACTTACTTACAAGATATTAAAAAAGGCACCGCTTGGGTGCCTTATATTTTTTAGTCCTATTCTGCCGCGATTTCTTCGGGCTTTCGTTCAGATTGGAGTTTCTTAATGGCCTTCACTACTGAGTTAATATCATGGCTCCGATACATATCAACGATCTGAGATTTGGTATATTTTTTACCATCTACTTCAACCCGACCTGACGAGTTTTTCGGTAGATAGCCGTTCTCAAGCATGTAATCAACCATAGACTCAATCACATCTAAACCGCGTGCTGGGTCAAAGTAGTAATTCCATTCACACTTCTGGAATGGTGGGGCCACTTTGTTCTTAACGCATTCAGCCGTTACACGTTGACCAACACGCTCACTACCATCTTTCAGCTGGCCACCGCCGAGCTTGATACGGACGGACGCATAGAACTTAGGTGCATCGCCACCAGGCGAAGTTGTAGGGTCACCGAACATGACGCCGAGCTTCGTCCGGACTTGGTTTAGGAAGATGAGGCAGCAATTGTACTTCTGCGCCCATTTGGCAAGCGTTGGAAAGTTGGCAGACGTCGCCCGCGCTAAAGCCGTGTTGTCGTTCATGTTCAACTCGTCTTTATCTTTAGCAGTGCCATCGGCCATTTTCTCGAACTTAGCAAACTTCTGATTTGGAACCATAGAGGCTAGTGAGTCACATACGATACAAATAGGCACTTCGTCTGGGATTAGCTTATCGGTGCGGACAACTGAAAGGAGTTGGCCGATATGCTCAATCGAGTCTTCAAACGTGTCCGGCTGTTTGTAGATCCACTGGCCGCTATCTTCATCGATATCGAGACCCATAGCAGCGCCCAGCCCTGAGTCGAAGCTGTTTTCGTGGTCGAGGAACATTGAAATGCCACCGGCCTTTTGTGCGGAGATCATCGCTTTAGTTGCAAGGAACGTCTTTCCCGCCGAGGGGGGGCCGAATATCTCAACGATACGACCACACGGAAGCCCGCCATCAAGCGAACCTGAAACAGCTTCATTCAGCGGTGGGTAACCGGTGTCAAGCCAATGCTCGACGTGTTGAATTTCATCGTTTTTACCCAGTCTTTTTGCGATTGCTAACGCTAACGGTGATTTTGCCATGACTACTCTTCCTTAAATTGGTTATTGATTGCAGCCTCGGCTGAAGCTGCATCAAATTTGATTGTTTCGCACGGTTTGAAAAAAATGGTGGCTTGTCGCGTGAGTTGGTTTAAAACCTGCTCGATGACAGCTTCGCGCTGTTTGTGGGTAAGCTTCAGCCCATTGCTTTCGAGGATTGATTTAAAGCCAATCACAGAGTAGTGACCGTGTTGGAATACGATCTCTTGCGCGAGAAGCTTCGGTGTCGTCACGACGCCATGAGAGATGATTGATGTAATCATTTAGCACCCACACAGTATCGCTGGAATGGAATAACGAACACCTCGAAGTCTTCGACGATCGTTCTGAAGTTAAGCCGGTTACATAGCTCTTCCATCGCCGCAAAGTCTTGTTCACCACGCAGCGTGTCAATCTTCTTAGGTTTGAAGGCAGAGTCGATGAGGTTCATCAGCTTTATGTTGCGTAGAAACGCTGCAAGCATCTTATGGCCGGTCTTCTCGTTAAACTCATTGCGTGCCAGTTTGTTAATGGCGGTTTTCTGACGACCTTTTTCGATGACGATTGAACCATCGTTGATACCATTGATAATGGTCACAATTGAGCCGTACTCGTGCGTCAGATCCTGCGCACCTTTCTCACCCAGCCCACCAACGCCTGGAATGTTGTCAGACTTATCACCTTCTAACGCTTTACCTTCCAAGAATGCTTTTGGTGTGGGGAAACCAGTGCACTGGTTAAATTGAGCAAGGGTGATGCGTGCATGCTTTGCATCCTCGCGCAGAGACACCCACGTTGTCTTCTCATTGACCAGCTGCTTCCAGTCAGAGTCAGCCGTTAGCAAATAAACGTGCTCGACGCTTTCGTCTTTGCGATACTTTTCGACCAACATACCGGCCAGATCGTCCGCTTCACCATCGACTGCGGTCACTTGTGTGACACCCGCGACAGTCATCATCTCTTTGATGAAAGGCTTTTGCTTTGAAAACCCTTCTTTCATGGCTTTCATTTTCGGATCTTCGTCGCGGTTTGCTTTGTACTCAGGGAAGAACTCGCGTCGCGAGTCAGAGAAGCCGTCCCAAAGGATGACTGGGCGAGCATGCAAAATAGAGGCATAGCGTCGAACGTTTTTAAGAAAGCCGAAGATCGCATGCACTTCCATTTCACCGTTATGTAGCTTTGCGCTTTCATGGTGGTAATAGCCAAGGCCATTACCGTCAACCAACAGATAATTCATCGGTACACTCCTGAAATAAAATAGGCGTCCGTAGACGCCCATTTAGTAGCGATTAAAATTACAGACCGCTTAACGCTGCCAGTGCCGCCAACTCATCGTCCATGCTTGGCTCATTGACCTCTGGGGTTGGCTCAGACTCCGGAGTGAAGACCGCGCCTTCAGCGTGCTTCAACTCTTCTTCCAGTAAGACGTTGCCAACATCCGACTTTGATGGAGTCGTAGGAGTTACAGGCGTGGTAGACATGCCCGGTAAACCAGTTCCGCTAGTTCCAGCACCCGACATGCCTGGAAGACCAGTTGCACCTGACGCATCGCTTAACAGTCCAGCTGGTGGCGCGATACCGAGAACAGATGATGCAATACGTGCTGTCATAGCCAATTTGGCTGGGTCTTTCTGGTTAACAAAGTCGGTAATGCTCGGCTGGTCACTCCAGAACTGAGAGGGAATTGGGCCTTTAGTCTTACGCTTTGGTGTGATCTCGTAACGAGTATCGCGACCAGAACCGGTACGCTTAATCAGGAAGCCATATCCTTCCTCGACAGATAACGCGTTACCGATATTGTCTTCTTCGTCCTGAGCCATGCTCGAACAGATGTCATCGAATACGCTTTGCGGAAGGTCGATTAAACGTGCGCCTTCAACGCCTGAGAAATTCTCGTTGTTGGAAAGCATACCAACCACAACGAAACGCGCAGTTGCCGCGATGTCGCGAACGTGAGCCATCATGGCTTCGTTGCCCTTGTACGTCAGCTTCGCTTCGTCAGTCATCTCGCAAGTAGGGCAAGCTTTACCGAAAGTGTGACGATCACAGATATGTACGCCATATT